AATTGAGGCTTATCGTGAAGGTAGAACCGACCAACAGTCTTCAAGCGATTCATTTTATAATAGAAATGCAGAGTCATACTACAACGAAAAATTTGGAGATGAGTGACATAACAATGTGCGAAGGGACAAATTGTCCCCACAAAGAGAAGTGCCATAGATTTACAGCACCTCAAAACGAATACTACCAAGCCTATTTTGCAAAGCCTCCAATCAAGGAGGATGGAACTTGCGATTTTTTCTGGGGACAGACTCAAACAGATATTTTCTCTCAACTCAAAGAAATTTTGGGAGATAAGTGATGAATTGTATATTTGTGTATTATTAATAATAAACAAAAACTAATACCATGCCTCCAAAAATTCAAATCAAACGCACTAAGACAAATTTGTACCCAGAAAAGTTCACTAAGGAAAAACATCTTACTATAGATATAAAAAGAAAGAACAAGCCAGATATTAGTATCCATAGAGGTGTAGGCAAAAATAAAGTTACAGGAGAAAAAAGTGTAACTAGAATGACTACTAAGATTGATAGAGGTAGCGGAAAGATGGCTCAAAATATGGTTGTCAATAGAAAAGACGCGTCTGGAAATAAAACTAAAATTTACAAAACAGGTGGTCTTCAATATAAAGGAGGAACTTACTATAAAGGTCAAGATAAAGCCACATATCAAGAATCTAAAAAAATTAATAGAGCAGCAGTTAATAAAGAAGCTGCAGTTAAAAAAGATGTAATGAAAAAACTATCTAAAAATACTGCCCCGGTAATGAAAAGAGCGATGAGAGAGGGTAGTGAAGAGGTGAAGCAGAACGTAATGAATGGTGTTCGTAAGAATCTTGCAAATAAATATCCAAGTTATAAAAGTAAGCCATAACGAAAATATTCTACACTAGAGAAGCCTCGGTAGAGGCTTTTTTTTTATAAATTTACAACATGAAAGCACAAGACTACTTCAACCCAGGACCAAAGAAACCTCGCACCAAGGATGGACTCATCGTGTCTCGTAAGGTAAAGGCACTCAGAGACATGAGAAAAGGGGTTACTCCCATGAAGAACGCACAAGGACCTTCATCAACTGTCCTCCTCTCCTCTGGAGAAACAGGAAACAGAAAGAGACCATACGAAGTAAACCCAACCATCTTCCCTAACAATGGTGGGAAGACATGGACCAACCTCGAAGACAAGCCTCAAGAGGCATACGATGAGGCATTGAAGAGAGGAGAGGTAGTCGGATTCAAGTCAGCCAAGAGAGCAGAGAAGTTCGCCTACGGAAAGAAGTGGAAGGAAGGTGACGCAAAGAAGTCTGCTAACAAAATGTACCGAGAGGACAAGAAGGCTGGTAAGCTCTACACCCAGTCCGAACAGTTCAAGGCAGACAAGAAAAGAGTCAAGGCGAGTAGAAAGAAATAAAAAGTCCCTTACAAGTCACAAAAACACGAAAAATTGTGACACATAAGTCACATTATAGTATGACTCCTCAGTCATTAAAGTCAAAATATTGGTTTACGGTCAGCGATCCCACACAATAGTATGGGTTAGATGTTATTTATAACACCTGTCCGATATAAACGGACATCTGTCGCAATTATAGTAAACTTTTGAGACAAAACATTGTGGATAATTGTCACCACAATCAGGCTTATCGTTGATAATAATCCCCAACCCCTATTTGCCAAACTCCGTAACAAAACATGGCCAAACTCGGAAGTTTGCCGAATTAAGACCATTTTGTTGACACCATCAAGGTGGTTACAATCTGTAGCCGACTTAACGCTTTATAGGACCAATGGGAGAGTTGTTAAACTTCTTCACAACCCTTCTAGCGTGGATCTTGTCTATAGGACCTTGCTTAGTCAACTTCTTCTTCAAAGTACCCTCAGGCAAGTTGGAAATATATCTCGCCTTCTCAAAAGGGTCTGAGATAGCCTTCCCCCTCAACACACTAGCGCGGTTAAGTAGACGGTCAGACTTCTTAGTGTTAGCAGAAGTTTTAATAGTGGCACTCTTGTCACCAGAAACCAAGTTAAGCGAGGTAGAACCCTTACCAGTGATCTTGTTAGCCTTGGCAGTCAAACGATCTGCCCTCTTCTCCATACGAGCGTTTTTGTTCTTGTTTGTTTTCACGACTATATTTTTTTACAAATATATAAAACCAACTGGTTAGTACCACTACCCAACTATAGACACATAGTCGACACTCCAGAAAAAAAATTTTTTTTAGACCTGGTCCCCACAAACTGATCAGCATTATGCAAGAAACGCATTTTGCGACACCACCCCCCCCATTACAAAAATTACAAACTCAATAGAATCGGGATACCCACCGATGGACAAACCGCATTTCGCCCCTTATTATTATAATCTTTACAATACATTTCGTATCTTTATATAGCCGTAAAAAGGGAATCGAGGGATAACCAAATCCAAAAAGGGAAATAGGCAAGATGTGGGGGGAAGGGGGTTTCCATCGCATCATCCCACCACGCGATCCGGTCGGAGATCAGGATTTGCGAACCCACCCCCAGGCAAAAGCTGCATCGTGTTCGGTCAGCAACATCAGCATCGCATCCGTTTCTCAGCGCAATAGGATAGGCAACAAGCAACGCAAATCGCATAGCAATGGTGCAACATGGTCAGCACTATATCGTTGCTCTATTGCCGTCACGAATCGCGTATGGTCAGCAGTACTGCCGTAATATTATATGTGAACAACTTTGTTCGTAACTATTCGCACTACCTATTGCATATTCACACCACATTTCGTAGGCATCCTCTCCGCATTCGTTGTTCATAACATTGTTCGTAAATACATGAACCATCTTGTCGAAAGGTTAGCAACATTTCATATAGGCATATTCACCACAACATTCAGTTAAGGAAAATTCCATGCACAATTGCGAGGAAATCTTGGTGCATCCTAAATCCTTTTTCGCTCATTTATTATAGGTCATTTTGAGTGCTGATACACAAAAACAGTTGAAATATGCACTTTTTTTTGTGGGTTAAAATGATCATTTCCAGGCTTTTACGTTAGGATTCCAAGAATGCATCAATTTCGATTTGTAATGTTTTGAATATTGTTTGTAGTATTGCAGAGCATTCAACGGAATGGCGAACATTGAAAAATTGGTTATTACTCCGCAACTGAATAGTTATATGCCTTTACATATGTGAATATCTAAAGTGAGGAATTAAAGAGAGCAACTACCAAATTGATATAAATAACAAGAGGAGCAACCAACAACCTTGACTACAGCAAGTAGGATATACGAACGGAGTAAAAACTTAATAGAGGAAACGAAAGCAGTAAAGTTGGGACGCAGATAACGGAAAAGCGTATAAAGGCCGTAGTTCTTTGACATCATGGAAATAATCTGAAATGCTTGGAGAGGTGTATATACAATATGCATCGTGTAGTTCGAGTCTACACATTTCGCTAAACTTAACACAACAAACAAATGAAGAAATCAATTGCCTTCGAAACATTCTTATTCGCTTGTATGCTTATAAGTACAATCATCATCCTTATTTCAATGGTTAAGAGAGATGTTATCTTATGCGAATTCGCATTCTTTACCTTCCTTCTATCTGCTATTGCATTAATCCTTCAATTGAGGAAGTAATAACGAGAGACAACGCAAGAAAAAACAATCAAAAATTTTAAAATGCGCATTTCCTGGCGAATGCATAAACACTAACAATTTAACAAATTTAAGACATGGAAAAGAAATCAGTTTTCACAATTGGAGCAGATACGGATTTAACATTCGTTGGTTACTCATCAGACCTTCGTTGGAATGGATTTGCTCAACCTTACTTCAGCGAGGAAGTAATGAAGGTTATCTTCTCGAAGACCTACCTATTTCAGAACGAGGAATCAGAGTCACAACTTTCCTTCGAAGATGGTGTTCTATATGAGACCTACGATGGAGAGAAGATAGTTATCTGCGATGGGACAATTATCAATGGTGAGAAGCATTGGTTCTTTGGATGCGGATGGTGTTGGGAAGAAGTGACTTCACTTGGTTACTTAGCAGAACTATGCGAGTCCTTCGATAATGGTAATGGAGAATGGGACAATGTGAGAGAGGACGAGAGAGATTACCTTGTTGAGACAATCGAATTTCATTCACTAAACAACTATTAATAAGATGAGCAATCCAAAGATGCCTTTAAAATGCGGACAATATGTTCGCTTGAACCAAATCAATCACGATTACTTGTTCCTTGGATACATCAACAACGATTGCAAGAGAGGAATCGTTGCGGATAAACATGGAAACAAAGTAGAAATAGAAATCAGTAATCTAAGTAAAATTTAAGACAATGAACAATTCAAGAATCCCTATGCTGAAGCAAGACGCATCAGCGCAAGACATCATTAACTACCTTCAATGGTTGAACCAATCACCTTACGCATATCACATAGACGATTGCCCTACGGATATCATATGGGAGATAGAGACGAGTGAGGAATACACGAACTTGCTCAAATGGAATCACGATGTGATGTGGGCGAATCAATCAGAGGAATTCCTTTGGTTGAACTACGGAGAAGACATCTCTGAAGACGAAAATTTTTAAAATGCACTAATCCTGGAAATTATGAAAATCAACCTTGACATCAATCACAAGTCAGTGATAGTAGAAGTCCTTCACGAAGGGAAGACATTCGAAATAATAGGAAGCATTAATCCATTCGGAGAGTTCGAACCATCAGCATTCTCGGATGCTGAATGTGAGAGCTTTTACGATGCGAATTGGGAAGAGATAGAAGAAACAATCATTAATCAATAAAATCAAGACAATGAAAAAGAAAGTCACAAAGAAGTACATCTACGAAGCATTCGAGAACTACTATAGAACTGCAAACTGCGATAGATATGGACAATTGAAGACGATAGATGTCTTTGCCTTGTTTCCAACATCCAAATGGGGAGTTGGGAAAATCGAGGGAGCGTTACCAACGGAAGATTGTGTTGACTACATCATTTCGAAAGACATGGTGAGCGTAAATACTTACGGATATCAATACGGAACTTATAAGGGAATCTCTCCTTGGGGAGCGTTTAGAGACACGAAATTAGAGCAGATATGCAAGGAAGCATTTGCAAAGAATTCATCAAGAAATAATTGTAACAATTGGTAAAAATGAAAAGCACAATGAACTTACAAAAATCCATCTTCCTTTTAGATGGTCATAGAGGAACTTACATACCACAACAATTCGCAGAGGATATGCGAAATGAGAATCTACATTCCTATCGTTTCACCAACGATTCAAATGTTCTGAAAAGGATGTTAATTGAATTAGACGAGGATGGTAGAGATGGCGAATGGTATTGGGACAACTGGAATGACATACTTTGTTACTACAACGAGATTCGCAAGATGTCAACCAACGAACTATTCTACTTAACGCAATCGGAAGATGGTGACCTTTGGTTAGTTCACGAAGACGAACTTGCTGAATGGAATGCCTATGAAAGCGGAGAGGAGAAAGATTACAATGCCTTCACACTAATCGTTGACCTTGACGAGAGAGGAGAGTACCAATGTCATATCGAAGACTGCAACGAGGATGTGATATGGGAATGTGATACGGATTATGTATCCGCATTGCAAGAGGATGGATGGATTCGATTCCTTCCGCACGAGGACTTCGATAGACTGACTGCATATCTTAAATCTATTCACATCATCGGAGAGAATTCAAAACTAACCTATAGTAAATAATCAAATCAAATCAACAACTTAAAACAAAACAAAATGAAGGATGCACGAAATATCATTACAACACATCAAGAAGATAAGGTAATGAATGCCGTTTATGACATTTGTTATAACATCAATCGTAGAATCAAGACGATGAACTACCAAGAGGAAACGAATGTGAGAGAATATCTCACCTACGAATTCTCGAACTATCAAAAAGATTGTGAGATGTTTATGCTTTATGACAATGAAGCGAGAGACATTGCAGAGATGTTAGAAGTAAACGAGACTTGCATATTCGACATTCTTGTGGATCTCGGATTCGCATCTTATGAAGAGGAAGAAAACTAATCAAAATCAAAATCAATAATTTAAAACTTAAAATCGTGAACAAAAATTTAAATTCAGCCAATCCTGGCGCAGAACAAACGGTTAATGGATACACTAACCTTGAGACAAGCACAATTATTTCGTACATACACAATGACGAAAGATGGTTGGAAGACGCATTCGAGAACATTCGTCAGTATAATAGTCCAATTCGATTAGGCGCGTTCTTTACGAAATTGGTATTCAAGAAAGAAGATAATAGCGTGAAAGATTACTTCAGTAGACTTGCCTTCAGCAAAATCTATTGGTTTGAGATATTCGACAATCTAAAAGAGATGATGCCGAAAGAGGAGAAGTTCACCATCGGAGACTATCTGATGATTGTGGATGGTGACGGTTTGACATTCGATTGGAAAGGTAGAATCTTCCAACACGATTGTACCTATACGGAAGCGTTCAATAGAGACGAGGAGATTTGTGTTTGGGATTGTGAGAATGATAAAGTATACAATGTGAATCAGAATCGTTTTGTTAAGGTTAATCACGAATGGAGATTTGTTCAAGAGTCAGATAGATGGATATCTGAATGGAGAGACAAAAACGATAACGATGTTGTTGCAGTCAACTACTTTCAAGGTCATGATTCTTTCGATGACTTGCGCGAAGACTTCTTCTTGCCTAACCTGGAGCTTACTGAAAAGGTATTAGCGAAAAAGATGGATATTGACGATGCAATTTGGTCAGTCCTTCACGAAGAGAATATCAGCAAAGAGGAATTGATTGAGAGACTCTATTTGGCTCACGCACAAGCAACATTCTTATTTGACCAATTGATTGAGTCATGTAACGGAAAAGATGACACAATGGTTATGGAACTTTTTTACTCGCACAACATCAAGACACTTACTGACCTAACAACTGACGAATACAAATTTGATAAATAATATGAACATCGAACTAAACCACAACGAAATCGAGAGAATCGCAATTATTCTGAACGATTACATAAATGACATAGACTCTGGTCTTATTGAATTAGATAGAGAATTCGTCATGGATGATAAGACATTCGTCACCCTCTTTGTAGAGGGGACGATATCCAAAGACCAATCGTTTCGAAAAGGTCAAATGAACGAGAGAGTAGAATTCGAATGCGAGACATTCATCGTATACAAAGACGATGTTGAACATCCACAAGAATGCGAACTACTATCATTCTCGGACGAGGATACCTACTTCGATATGGGTAACGGACATTATATGTAAACCAATCAATAATTTAATATTTCAAAACAATGGAAAAATTTAGAATCACACGTCATTCATGCATTACAACACTAGACTCTTATGAGCATGGAGAACAACAAGAAGTTAACGCACATTCAATTGAGCGACATGAGGAATTCGATTCAATGGACGAGCTTTTATCGTCCTTGAATGCCCACATTGGAGCAGAGTACAACCAAGACGATTTCGAGATTACTGAGGAAGCAATCTATACGGATGTCCTCTGCAAGATGGTTAACGGTTTTTACTTCAGAGCATCCATTCCCGATATCTCTCTTTGGAGAAGAGGACTCGTTGACTTGTACAATCGTCATCACATCTTCTACGCTGAGAGAGTAGTCAAGTTGAAACTGACCAAGGAAGACGAGAAAGAATCTCTCTTCGCAATCCTGGGCAACGCATTAAATCCAAATAACTAAAAACATAAGACGATGGATAAAATTAAATGGGCAAGAAAAGATTCTGCTACGGGCAAAGGAATGAATAGAGGCTTTTGTTGTTTTGACGGAGAATTTTACTTCGAGAATGAATCAGATGTGATTCAATGGTTACGAAGTAGGAATGTTGACGAGTACAAAGAACTATCTGATGAATTCCTTCTTGACGAAGCATATGCCGAGGAAGAGTACTACTTTACTGAATGGGATATTGAAGATAGTGACTACTACTACGAAGAACAAGCGGACGGAACATTAATCGAAATCAATAAATAATTTAAAACAATGGAGAAAGAAATCACGCAAAAACATTTGCAAATTATCAATCAAATTGCATTGCAAGTCCTGATCAACTTGACTGAACAAGAAGTATTCAGCGAGGATTCAGAAGTCTTCGAAGACTTGAAGAGCATCACTAAACTTTGTCAACTTCCCGAGACGATATCAGATTACTCGGAAGAGAAACCAATTCGAATGAAGACCTTGAATGTAATCAAGGCATCTAAATTACTTGATTGGTATTTCTCTGACGCATCTGAGATAAGAGAATTCGGAAGTGCAATGATTGAGCAATTGGAGACATTCGGCAAAGCAGATATCTCAGTAGAGCAATTGTTTGACGGATGCGGATACATTCCGCAGAGCATCTGCGAACACTGGGATGGGGATTGGGATAACGAACAAGAGTATTCTCCCGAAGATATAGAATTGATTAATGACCTTAAATAATAACTTAACACAATAAATAACATGGGATTTTTTAGTTGGAAAACAAGCGACACGAATCGCTCAATCAGTAACACATACTCAAGCAGAGGAACATTCAGAGTAATAATGCTAATGCCTAACGGAGACAAGTTCGTTGAAGAGGATTACGAAGGATACGGTGTATTCGGAGGAATAGATTTCTACGATGCAGTCTACGAGCTGAACAAGAACAATCCAAAGTTTGCCGAGGAGATGTCTGCGGAACGAGAGAGAAGGAGCATAGGTCTCACCTTGGCTTTTCATTACAAAGGGGTTATCTTCCCGAGATTCGTAGAGGATGAGTCTCTCGCCTGGGGTGATGTGGAAGACTCGAAGAACTGCCCATCGCAAGGTTACTTTAATTTCGAGGAGGAAGAAGCATGAAAAACTATTGGACAAAACAAGCCGAGCAGATGTTGGTCGGCAAGGTCATCAAGTCAGTAAGATTTATGACGAGAGAGGAAATCGAAATGAACGGATGGTACTACGGCACAATCGTTATCACCTTGGATGATGGAGTAGAAATATATCCATCGCAAGACGAAGAAGGAAACGATGTCGGTGTTCTATGCCTCACGCACAAGAATCAGTTCGGGTTGATTCCTAAACTATCGGGAGGAGAATTATGAGCAACCTATTCGACAAGGTGATGTTGGTCATATACATCATCCTTCTGCTGACTTTGTTCGTAGCATTGCTCACCAAGTCTATCATGGTCATAGTTGCAGCAGCAATTATACTACCTATCGTTCATATCATCTGCAATCTCGAATGAGAATTTAATCATGGATAATCTTAAAAGGATGTTGTTAATTCAGCATCCTTTTTTTTTGTGCCTAATTTTCAGAGGGTTAGTGCTTATTTGAATCGATCCTGGTCACCCTGATCAGAATTTGGCCGGATCACCGCCCGATTTCAAAAAAAATACTATCACTTTCTACAAGAGGTCAGACGGTGCGAAGTTTTGATTCTATTGGCATTTATAGTACATTTGGTTTGTAAAAACTTCTCGCACACATTTTACAACACAACAATAGTTTGAACAATACACAAGAAAATAAACCGCAGAAAAAGGTTATCGGGGATTCCCTACTGATGTCCTTTATTAAGACTTGTAGGTCTCACGCTGATGTGTTAAACATGGCTTATATCAACCATAAGTGTGGTAATGGGCAGCGTTGGATAAGCGACATTGTGGGCAGAAAGAAGCCAATCAGAGACCAGGAGAAGGTCATGAAGGTCATCAATTCGATACTCGAATACTGCGATGAGGTGGAGAAATTTAGAGAGAAAATTGAACGCTTAAAGCATGAAATCGAAACACAAGTATAGAGCAAATTGGCTCACCTATTTTGCCGAAAAGGACATAAATCCGAGGAACGCTTTGAAGATATTCAGACCAGAGTTTGATCCGGCTAAGGTTAAGAGGATGATGTCTTTGTTTCATGGAAGGATGACTTTCGAGGAGCAAGACCTTGTCGATTGGAAGAACATAAAGTCATCAATAGAGAGAACCGACACAAGAAACAATGGCAAAATCTTCTCGTAGCCAAAAGTATTTAAAGAGGGCAGACACATACCTAGTCCTCGACACGATGCACAAGAGGGTGAACAAGATGTGCATCTCTCTGGGCATACCACAAGATCCCAAGTCATATGTGTACTTTGACCTTGCTCTTTTACACCTTCCACAAGGGGAGAGGAGGAAGATTCTCAAGCAGATTTTTAGCAAGTGGGGTACGGATATAAAGCTCGAACACGAACCTTACTTATTAACATTAGAAAAATTTACAAAAAAAGTTTTGGAGGGTTTCGAATAATGTGTTACATTCGCAAAACATTAATAAAGAAAACTTATAAATTATGTCAAACATAACAATTTCACCAAAGACGGTTATGCCGTTCATCGAACCTCGCAGAGAGGAAATGATTAAACTGATGGGAGGAGAAGAAGTCCTCATGAGAGAGATGTCTTTCGCCATCCAAGCTGCTAACAACAACCAAGTGTTAGCGAATTCTAACCCACAATCAGTTGCAATGGCTGTGTACAATTGTGCATTGACCAAGTTGTCTCTGAACCCTGTGATGAACTTGGCTTACCTCGTTCCTTTCAAGGGCAACGCTAAACTCATGCCTGGATACCAGGGGATGATTAAGTTAATCTCTGACACCGGGATTATCAAGTCGGTTTCTTCGGGAGTAGTTTACAGAGGAGATGACTTCGACATCGTTCAAGGTACATCACCTCGCATCAACCACAAGCCGAAGGGAGAGACCTTCAAGGTTGATGACATCATTGCCGTTTACGCAATCTTTGTACTGCACAATGACGAGACCTTGTTCGAGGTTATGTGGAAGCCACAAATCGATGCTATCAAGAATCGTTCAGAGACTGGTCGCAAGGATGTTGGCCCATGGTCTACTGACTATGCAGAGATGGCTCGTAAGACCGTTGTGAAGAGAGGTTGGAAGTCTATCCCTAAGTCTTCGTTTGCCTTGGATAAGATTGAGAAGGTTAACACCGCTATCTCTATCGACAACGAGGAGTACAAGACCGTTGAGTATGTGAAGATGAGCGAGGAGCAAGTTGAACGCTTACTTGAGAAGACTACCAATGTGGTAGAACTTGAGACTGCTTTGTCTGATGAGTCGGTAATGATTGATCCGGAGCAGAAGAAAGAGATCATTGAGAAGGCTCGTAAGAAAGTTAAAGGAGGGGACAATGAATAATCTATTAAACGAAATCCTAAAGGAACAAGCACAAGCGTCTAACCAACGCTCACAAGCATGGTTCAACGCTCGTGTTGGTAAGTTTACCGCATCAGAGATATACAAACTAATGACTCAACCTCAGACGAAGGCAGCGAGAGAGAACGGAGAGTTGTCTGAGACTACCAAGTCTTACATCATGTCGAAGGTTGCCGAGGAAATGACTGGCATCGAGCAGACCACTAACTCTGCGGCTACGGAATGGGGTGTGGAACACGAGGCAGAGGCTTGTAATATATATGCCGAGATGATGGAATCTCATGTTGACTCTGTAGGGTTTATCCCCTACGGAGACCACGCAGGAGGCTCTCCCGATGGTATCTGCTCACGCTTTGGTGTGATTGAGATTAAGTGTCCGTACAACTTTGAGAACCACGTTCAGAACCTTCTTATTGCAGACGAGGATGACCTATTCAAGCAGAGAAAACCTTATTGGTGGCAGTTGCAAATGAATATGATTGTTGCCGGGAAGGAAGAGGGTATGTTCATTTCTTACGATCCTCGCATGGATGGGAAGAACAAGTTAGCGATAATTCCTGTACATTTACAATCAGATTCAAAAGAAATTTTGGACAATGCTATTGAGATGGCAGTTAAGTACAAACAATTTTTAATTGAAAAGTTAGGCAACCGATGATTCTAGACGAACATAAAAAGCATCAGATAATTGCATCCATGCTACACGCAAATGCATTTGTAAACATCTCCGACCAAATTGGGCCACCCTTTTGGGAGAAGGAGGTGAAGATGAAGGGTAACCAGTTCGTTAAAGCTGCCGAGCAGAGATACAAAGTATTAGCCACCGCCCTCTTCGACATTGAGGGTGGTGACTACTACCTTCGAGCAATGGATGACGCTGAAGACCTGATCGAAGAGATATCTACACTACCCTGGTTTGCTTACTACGACATTGTCCAACTAATAAAAAAATATAAGGATGAAAAAGCTTTGGAACAGAAAGAGAAAGTTCAGAGAAGAATGGACTCTGAATCAACAGCAGAAGGGTGAGATTTATATCTCACTTGCAGTATTAATCATTATCTTTATCTACACACAATTCCCATGAAAGACCACCACAAATTCATAGCACTTGCCGTAGGTATTCTAACACTCATTGCAACCATTCATTTACTTGGTGTTAAGAAGATGGATGATAATAATAAGGCTGAGGCAATCCTCCGTAATCAAATAGAGGAACAGCAGAAGGTTATCGACAGCAAACAAGTGGAGATTACCCAGTTACAGCAGAAACTAATAGGTCTGAAGGGCGATGTGGTAGTTATAGATAACAAGTCAAAGGAAACTAAAACCAAATACAAAGATGAAAAAAGGTATATTGATCTTGCTACTCCTAGTCAGCAATCAAGTCTTCTCTCAACTAACCTCACCAAGTTCAAGGATCTTGATAAACAAGGATACTTTGACCTGCCTGAAGGATACTGAAATCAAAATCATTAACAAGATAGCGGCATCGGAGAGGTTCTACCACTCCATGTACGATACTCATTTGAGTAAGATTGCTAATCTCGAGAAGCAGATTTCTATCCTAGACGTTATTGCCAATGACTACAAAGTTTCTTACGAGGCTAAGACAAAACAATACGAGGCTTTAGATATGCAGTATAAACTAAAGCAGGATCAGTACGATGAGTTAGAGAGTTCTTATTGGATTCTTGACGCAAAGAAAACAACATGGAAGACTATATCTATTGTAGGCATCCCGGTATCCTTTGTTGGGGGAGTATTGTTAACTGTTAAACTTTTAAACTAACACATATGAAAACGCTATCTGACAGAATTAAATTTTTGCCAATCACACAAGACCTTGTCAAGTCATCTTCACTTGACCTATCTCACCTTGGAACACAAGTTATCGAGGGGAAGGTTATCGAAGTAGGACCAGAGATCGAGGAGGTTCGGATTGGTGACATCATTCGTTTCTCTCACAAGAGTCCTGTTTACCTTGAAGAGAAGGACATAAAGGTTGGCTTCATAATGGAGTCTGACGTGCTACTTATCATGGGCAATGAGACGGAAGGTTAGGTATTGGAGCGATATCCAAATTGAGGACGGATTGTGTTATATGTGGAACGGAGAGTACCAGGTTATAACATTCAACAACTCAAAGGCTGGATATTTCCACGCTTGGGGTATTGTCTCGGGAGAAACTGTTGCTCTTATTGAAAATTATGAGGGGCATATTGAGGCAATTAACCCAACTTTTGTTAAATTTACACACGAAAACACCACCACTCCTCATCTACTCCAAGCCTTATCGTTTATAGAGGATCAGGAAATGAGAGAGAGAGTTATAAATGTTTTCTTGAACACAGATGAGTACAATAAAGGTTAACATAAAACCTTTGTCCATAAACAAAGCCTTCCAGGGCAGAAGATTTAAGACAAAAGATTATAATGAATATGAAAAGTCATGCCTATTGATGATGCCCCGGCTACGGTTTCCCCAAGGCAAGGTTGCACTTCACATACGGTATGGCTTTTCTAATAAGGCTTCAGACGTAGACAATCCCACCAAGTTGGTGTTGGACATCATGCAGAAGAAGTATAAGTTTAATGACAAGGATGTTTACGAGATCCATCTCTACAAACTAATTGTCCCACGAGGAAAAGAGTTTTGGGAAGTTACTATAGTCCCTCTTGAGTAAGTTTATTTTTTAGCTGTTGAACGAAGGCGGTTACTTCAAACGTGGAGTACCGCCTTTTCCGTTTCTAGCTCTATTTTTTGAAAATATTTCTTTGACAACTTTACCTAATTTCGTATGGCTCATGTCTTTGCCATCCTTGTTGCCGTAAGTTCCAGCCTTTCGGTTCTCTTTGTTCAGTTCTGAACGATACTTCCGTCTCTCGGGAGTAGAATGATACTCCTTGTTATACGCATCTTTCTTAGCCTTCGCCTTTGGATTAGACTGAAAGTATTTGGCACTCTCTGATTTGCCTTTTTTAGTTCCTGCTAAAGAATTTCTCATGTAACAAATATACACCTAAATTTGTTACGATGAATATACATGAAATACAACAAGTGCTTTGGGTGGAGACGGAGTTAGGTGACGGAATTGCTCTATTCCTCATGGACTACGGAATGCAGAATAATACTGTGTGGGTGGTAGCCTTGGAGCAGACTGGAGAGATAAAACACTTCGACTCTAATCAGATCAGGCTGTGCAAGAACCACACTATAAACCTTCGCTGTAGTACGCAATCTTCAGCATCTCGTAGAGTTTGAAGACGTACTCCCATCTACGATCCTTCTGCAACAATTTCTCTCTCGACATTGTGTGCCAATCTGTGTGGTACTCCGCATTGACAAAGATGATGTTGGAAGGGTTGAGACGATAGGCAGGAAACGCTCCCTTGCCGAGGATGTGGAAGCAGATTGATGGAGAGAACTCCAACTCTCTTCCTGTGACATAACAACGATGTTTGCGAGTCTCCCATAGATGTTTGAAGAGATCCATCTCTCCAGTAGCCTTGTACTTTTTCTTGAACTGAGTTCTCTTGAGACCTTTTGACTTAGGCTTCGCATCCTCTCTGTAGTTCTTACAGAACGTACGGTTGAAATCCGTACAAAAACACTCCTCGGCTTGGCATTTCATTGGCGTTGCGTTTAAAACAAATAAGGAGGATTTCTCCCCCTTATCTGCCCTTAAATCAATAATCAATAAATCTATGAAAGATAAAACAATGATGACAAATGTACAAAACTTAATTCTGCAATTGCAAATGTTTTATCATTTATTTTTCAGCAACCTCTTCTCCGTTTTGCGCCTTAGCGATCTCGTTGAAAAAGTTGATTAGGGGAATGCCATACTTAACAGGCATCTCCTGGATAAAAGCATCGAGCTGCTTCATTTGTTCTGGGGTAATTACAATGTCCTTCATGTTATTTGTGTTTCGACAAATATACGATTAAAAGGTTGTAATTACAACACCGATAGCGTTAGCAACGCATTGCTCAACCCACGTATTATCCTCAC